CTTTCCAAAATGAATTCTACCTCAATAGGATCTTCTCTACTTCTAAGAGCATATAATATCTTCACTGATACTTTGTTATCGTCTATAATACTATAAACTTCTACACCTATTAATTCTGCTCTAGGTTCATAGTTATTTATGGTAGTTTTTATTTGTTCCTGTATTATTTTTATAGTTGCTGGGCTATTTAATTCAAACAGCATTGCTCGTATGTTCCCACCAAAGTATGGTTGAAATAGTTTTTCTCCCTTATCCATTAGAATAAGATTCTTAAGAGCTTCTTTTACAGCTTCTTCATCTGTCTTTAATGCGATATCATTCGAAAAAGGATTTACAGTTAGATCCTTATGGAAATCTGCATAGAGAGGTGATATCTTTCTGGTTCTTGGTGTTATAACAGTTATTGGTGCTATTGCCATTTGATTATCCGTTGCCCCATGTTCTTTCTACGCCTCTATCTATATGCACGAAGGTTCGATATAGCCCAATGCCTTTGAACCCAAATGATCTAGCAATTTCTATGAATTCGCTTCTGTTGTTTGGAAAACTGTCCCAGCCAATATCAAACGCTATACCTTGCATGTGATTACTGCGCGGTGCAGCATCTTTTGTTTTTGCGTTATAGGCTGGATCTCTATATGCGCTTTTTATAATAAGACGATTTATACCAGTTCTAGCAGCAAATGCCTTTTGAACTCGCATAAGATAAACTTTTGCATCTAAGTTTGCTTGACTGTTTGGCATAGTCCAGCCTTCAGGTCCCATACCGCCAGCATCCCTTGGTTTAACCCAATTACCTCTGTATTCAACTCTACTATCACCTTTGCCATCATTCCATTGCGGTAAATTTTTGTATTCCTCGCTAGATGGCGGTGGTTGATTTCCACGAATACTTTCAGCACTAACACCCGCAGCTATAGCAGCTGCAACATCATCTTGGTTCGGTCTCTTTGCTCCTGAGTTAACAGCTGATAACGTACTAATTGATGAATTTGACTGTAGTATATTTCCTGCGTATACATATCTATTTGAAAATTCTTCTAATGGATTCTTTAGTCCATTGATCATACCTTCTACTTGTGTAATGAAGGAACAGAAACGATATATTAAGAATTGTATCTCTTCTAGTTTTATATCTTTAAAAATATCAGTTGCGTATGATATAAGACCGTCTATACGTTTTTTAAAACTTTCAACATTATTCTTTTCAAAAAATGTAAGAGCTTTATTTTTTATAATTTCAAATTTCGCCAATACATTTTGCTGGAAATATTGTTGCGCCTGTGATATTAAACCATCCAATGTGAAATTTTCTATTATCTTTTTTACCTTTTCAATAGTCTTTTCTATTATATCTGTAATTTTCTTTTTAAGACTATCCAAAAGAGCAGCTAAACTAAAGTTTTGTATTTTATTAATTATGTCTGTTATTGTATTTGCGATTGCACCAATTGCTGTAAAGAAGCCAGCAACTGCGCCAAATATAGAAGGAGCCAATGCGCAAAAAGCTCCCATAGTACTCTGTGAAAATTTACCGTTTATATGAGAATTATATAATGATAGAACGTTCTTTGGGCCTGCAGTTATTCCAACTTGAACAGACGATGGATTATATCCACTATCTTCCATAAAAATAGTAAGTTCTACTGGTGTTATAGCAACGCCCCTATTGATTCTATCTTGCACTAAAGGGTAATTCACTGGCAAGTTTAAAACTGGATTTACATTTGAAGCAGCAAGAAAATTATTAAAAGCTATGAGTGATTGGTTAAATACTTCTTGGCCATACAAGTCAACAAAGTTGTTTGATGCAGGCACATAGAACGCATTCTTTTCAAAATCAGCTTGAATTGAATCTAGCTGATATAATTGAATAGTAGGAGAATAAGCAAAACCAGTTGTACTAATTAAGTTACTCGTATTTTTGCTTTCTAGTGAGTCATTACAGTCTGTCATTTGTTTAATATCCCTAACTTACGCCATAGTCCCACGTTCTTTCAACAATCTTTCATATCTAGCTCTATCTTTTTCAATATTCATTGTATAACCTAAACCTGTAGAAGTTCCAGCAACCGCAGTTCTCACGTCAGAAACTGGGTCTCCTGTTCTACGAACACGATCTTTTAGGTACGCGGCTGTTATTGCCGCTGCGACACTTTTATCAGTGTTAAGAAGATTTGGATTAGTTACAATATCATACCCAGTGATTTCAGCATATCTTGCATAGTTTGATCTAAAGGTAAGCTGAATAAATGCTCTTCCTCTATAGTCATAACCATCGTTATTCGAAGAACTGTTTCCATTCGTTCCACCATAAACGTAGTTAAAGAAAGTTACATCGCTGCTCTTAACTCTAGTTAGTTCTTCATCAGAAAGATTTCTCGTTCTGCTGAAGATACTTCTTATTCTATCATTAGAAGTACCTGAGTAACTATTTTCAACTGCAGCAAAGCTTCCGTTAGATTCTCCGCCAACTATCGCTAGTGTAGCTGTTATTTCATTTTCTGTAAACCCTTGTGCTCTTAAAGCTGATTCTAAATCGCTATAGTCACCTTGAACATAGTCGCTAAATCCTACGGGTGTACCATACGATTCTGCACTGTTATTAAAATCATCCTGCGATATGTATCCACCAGTACCACCTATAGAATCGTTTTTATATCCATATGAATGGCTTCCACTACCATTTCCATTTCCAGCAGATTTTCCGACTGGTTCCGGAAGATCGGTGCCTTCAGCTGGAGGCGTAGGTGAAGCTTCCTCAGCAGCTGTAGCAGCGGTACCTCCAGGCGCAGTAACTGATTGTCCATCTGCTAGATAAACAAATTCGTCTATAGCAACCGATGTACCTTTTAAACTTATCTGGCCGTTGCCTATCTTAGTATATGCAGCTTTAATATTCATATTACCTGTTGCATCTAAAAATACTTGAGCAGATTTGATATTTGTATTTCCAGCTCCTTCAATAAACAGATCAGCACCCTTAACATTGAAATCTCCAGCAGCATCTAAAAATACTTGTTCAGATTTAATATGAGTATCACCGGTTCCTTGGACATATAAATTCTCACCTTTTATGTTTATATCACCAACCGCTTCTTGATTTATACCAATGCCAGATTTTATATTAAAAGCCTCACCGGATTGCATACTGATATTCTTACCTGCTTTTAAATTAATACCTTCAACGTTTGCTTCAATTCTAACCTTAGCAGCTCTTGCTTGTATCTCTTCACTGCCATTTAGATTAAGTTGACCGCCTACGGATAATTCATAGTTACCTCTAACAGTTTGACGCATATCACCATTTACTTCAAATGACATGTTTCCATCAACACTTAATACAGCATCGCCTTCTATCTTTATAAGTTGACGCGATTTGCCTACTATACATATATTTCCTTCAGCACCTAACCATAAATCATTCGTGGCCTTAAGAACTACTGCACCGGATTGATGCATTTCAACATACGAACCTTTTGTGTGCCATATCCTAATTCTTTCTCCACCTGGAGAATCGTCTAATTCGATACTATGACCACCTGCAGTTTCAATTACTCTGTTATACGGATATACAGCGTTATAACCAGGTGAAGGTTCTTCTATCTTAAACCCTTCTTCTATTGAAGAAAAGTCTGCGCTGAGACGATTTACTTCTTGAAATAAAATATCAGTATTTTGGATATCTTCGCCTCTTGCTTTTCTAGAACTTTGCGGCTGGCCATAGTCAGTAGCTCTTGAACCTTGTGAATCTAGATTGACGTTTGACGTTGGTATTACTCCCCATCCGTTTACTTCTGGATCAATAAGACTTGTCATCTGTGTAGGTATTAAACCAAGTATCATCGGTTGCTGCGCGTCTCTTCCGTCAATAAAGAATCCAAACACCCACGCATTAAGTGGTGGAATAGGATAGTTAGGATCGTAGCTACCAGAGATACACATAGCCCAAGGCAAACTTTCTGGTGGTACCTGAGCATTAGTTCCATGGACACCAAATGCTCTTACTTGTACCCTGCCTTCTTTGCGTGGGTCGTTTCTGTTTTCAACCACTCCTACAAACCATAGAGGGTTCTTAATTCCGATGCCAGTTTCTTCAATCATTCATTTTTACTCCAGTCAAATTTAGTCAGCATCATCGAAACTTCATAAGTTTCTTTATCAAAGATATGAGTGCAATCGTGAAGAATGTAGTTTCCAGAGAGTTGTGATTCCGTTTCAGCGCCGTCATCATTTGCAGAAAATTTAGTCACTACTAATTTTATTATATCACCAGCTTTTAGATCGAGTCTGCCATATGCTTTTGCGTAAACAGTGTTTCTATAAAGCATATGTCTATATGCTAGTTTTCTTGATACAATCTTAGGAAGATATTGCTCACTTCTGATTGACGTTGGCAGATCGCCAAGAGATTGATAATCCTTATATACTAGAAATCTTCTCTCGTTTTCATCGGTGAATGTGTAATCAATAAAATTATCAGTATGTATATCTTCTATAATATTAGACTTTGTATTGATCTTTGCAAATTCGTTCTTACTTTCTTGATATACGTATCTATTATCAGTAACGGTTCTATTCACGAAATCTATAACGATTGGATTGCTTCTATATGCACCACTGTGCAAGTCGTTTACTGTATTAATACGATCTGTGTTCGTTAATTCTATTAGGTTTCTAAGTTGCGATTCTAAATCTATACCAGTTTTATCAATCGCAGGTAAGAATGTAAACTCTTTAATATTATCGTTTTTTATTGCTTCTTTTATAAGATATTCATCTGGTACGAAATAAAAGTTCTCTGAGTTTTCAAAAAATCTAAACGAACATGATGGCGATTCAATATTATAAGCTCTTGATGCTAAGAATTTCATTGCTTGTGGCGGCGTATAATTTGGAATTACGCACGTGAAGTCGCCTTCCGTTTCATCTACTAATAATTTTTTTGTGCTGGGGGAGTAGTATTGATTGAAAATTTCATCCGCAGTGTTTTTAATAGTTCCGTTATACGCCTTTATAATTTTACGACTTCCAGCGAGCCATCTCATATGTGAAGTGAAATGCATATTGTATGACAATGCGTCATTCGTATTTTTAGCAGATATATTATCAACTTTGTATATAAAGAAATCGTATATTTTCTTTTGTTTTAAAATATCTTCTATTTCAATTGATAATCTTTCTTCGCCTCGCAACGGAAGCCCTTCTAATAAACCAATTGCGTCTATAACACTTAGATAACCACGCATAGAGTCTTTTTCTATCGACTCTTCTATTACTATCTTGTGTACTATACCAGATAAGTCAGTCACAGGTATGCTTCCATATTGAGTTATGGAAGCTGCTATTAACTTATAGTAACCTGGTAGTAAGTATTGATCCATATTAATCTCTTAAAAGTCTTTTAAGATCTTTTTCAACTACTGTAAGATACTGTTTATCAACCAGCATTATATTTCTCTTATTTTCATTCTGTTCAAACTCATAGTCATACGCACGAGTAGGAACCCACTCCTCAGGAATAATCTTTTTAATATAGATTCTCTTTCCTTTTTCGGTTCTCATTATTATATTATCTTCTTTTCTAAAATATATAGTTCTAAAACTATCTGGGTTTAGAATAATTCTATCTATTGACATTATACCGCCTTCGAATAATAGATTATGTTGTCGTCTATAGTTTCGTTTTTAGCCCAATCTACAACTGCATATCCACTTACTTCAGACTGCTGTTGATATTTTTTAATAATATACTTGTTAAAGTCATCTTCTTTTAAAGGCCATTGATGATAAGGATCTATTATATTATTTGCTAATAATACTAGCCACGTGTAGTCAGTAGATCCGTAGTAATAATACGCAATGTCTTCCGGCCGATCTTCATCAGCAATTGTGTACGGCAGAAAAAGATACGGATTGGATATTGATACAGGAAGAAGCCGGTTTCTTCTGGTTAAATCTCTTACTTGATAACCATTATAGTTTATAATCGGCATCTGATCAAAATAATTTGACATTTACGTTTCCTTAATTACCTTAGATTTCCTGATCCGCCGAACGTGGCCGGTGTAACATCTATGGTACCACCAAGTGCTTCGGCGCCTCCGTCAGTATAATCCTCTGCTGTGTGTATATCCATTTCTTTTAATGATATGCCCATAGTCACAATCGCCGGTTTGCCACCTCTTAGAACAGCCATTCCTTGTGGTGAATAATTAAAATCAAAATTATCTATCATACAAGTTTTATAGAACATAAAGTATTCTTGCTCAATGCCAAAGAAATATATATCAACTGTGCTAGGATAGTTTAAGAATGCTCTTTTCAACTGCCCTACGTTTGTATAACTAGGTAATGCATTTCTACGCACTACGTTAGTTATTTTTAATATAGTATCAGATTCGTCCGGTGTAGTTGCGGCCATCGTCCAACTAAAATTGTGTCTCTTTAACTCTATACCTTGAAAACTAAGTGCTTGCTTTGGGTTTACTGTCGATCCTGCGCCAGCTTCAATACTAGATGGTATGCTAGACGAACCTCCAAGTGATGCTCCTAGAGCAGCGCCACCAACAGCTTGTGTTCTTGAACTCAAAAACCTTGATGCTAGCGCGCCCGCCGCGCCAGCGGCTGTTGCTACAAGAGCTTGCGTTGAAGGTAATCCAATATTTTGTAATATTGCATCCTTGTCAATAGTGCCATCTCCTAGCATATAGTTGCCGCCTTGACTTATAGCATCGCCAAACATGCCTTGGTCGAATTCAGATATCTTAATGGAATATGAGTCTTTAATCTCGCGTGGAAGTGGAAGTAATAGCGCAGAACTACCTAATTCCTGCTGAGTTAATGTAGTGCTTGATACTTTATTCAGTTGTCTAGTGCCGGGACTACGATACTTGTATTTTTTAAATATTAAAAGAGTTGCGTGCGGTCCAAGGTTACTAGGAAATGAAAGCACACCCATACTATTCAGTTCTGCTTTTTTGTTGTCGATAATTGCTCTTACAGACATTAAAACTTAAATTCCTTATAAATACAATTGATTAAGATTATTTATAATGAAGTTGAGACAATGTCATACAAAGGTCGCTTTAAGCCAGTAAACCCAGTGAAATACCGCGGTGATCCTACCAAAATAGTTTATCGTTCTCTTTGGGAGTTTAAGTTTTTTAAGTTTATTGATCTACACCCTGATGTAGTTTGGTGGCAATCAGAAGAAGTAGCTATACCTTATTTATCGCCAATAGATGGAAAGATGCATAGATATTACCCTGATGTTATACTAAATAAAAAAGTTGGAGAAAATGTTTTTGAAACTGTTATGATTGAAATAAAACCGGAGAAGCAAACTATGCCGCCGGATATAAGTAAGAAGAATAAGACTCCTAGTGGACGTATATCGAGAAGATACTTAAACGAAGTTAAAGCATTTGGTATTAATGATGCAAAATGGAAAGCAGCTAGACAGTTTTGTTCGTCGAGAGGTTGGAAGTTCGAGATAATGACAGAAAAACATTTAAACATAAGGTAACGTAGCAGTTGACTAAAATTTTTGATGATATTCTTTTGAAAGGCATTCGAGCGGGTCAAATGCCTTCTCGGAATAGTACTGCACGCATATGGTATAGAGAAAAAGCCAAAGAAGTTGGCAAAGTAAATGAAACATCTTTCTTTCGATCTGCCGATTCTGATAGACTAAAGAATTCAGGCCAGTTTAAGATCGGCAACATGTATATGTTTTATTATGATCCTAAACATAAAGACACTCTTCCCTACTATGATAGAGTACCTCTAATATTCCCGATCAATCGCGCACAAGGTGGTTTTTTAGGTATTAACTTCCACTATCTTCCACTAAAGCTTAGAGCAAAATTAATGGATTCATTATATGAAGTGACCTCAAACGATCGTTTTGACGATACTACAAAACTGCAGATATCATATAGAGTTTTAAATGCGTCTACAAAGTATCGTGAATTTAGACCAGCTATTAAACATTATCTATTTGATCATGTACGTAGTAAATTAATGTACATAAACCCATCGGAATGGGACGTAGCGTTGTTCCTTAACATTGCTAGATTTGAAAAAGCGACACAAACTCAAGTCTGGGAAGACTCTAAGAAAACAATAAGAGGGAACAAGTAATGTTCAATATTAACGAATTCAAAGCTGTAATGAACAAGTATGGTGGCCCTGCTAAATCAAACTTGTTTATTATGTCGCTTGGCCCTGGAACAAAAGACGCTAGAAAATCCGAATTTATTCCAAAGTCTGACATGGTGTTTTTCTGTCAAGAAGTTACTGTTCCGCCTATCAATATAAATGTTGGATCTTATCGTGCTAATTCAATAGATATAGCACAGTCTATACCATTAAACCTATCAACACCTCAGATCAATGCGACGTTTATGTTAGATTCCGAACATAGAGTAATTTCATTCTTTCATTCTTGGATGCAAGAGATTATAAACTATGATATATCACAAGGATACAGGTCTCAGGTAAATGGTGATCATATGCCTTATGAGATAGGGTACAAATACGACTATGCTTGTAACATTTTTATAAAACATTACAAAACAGACTCTACAGGCCAGATTGAAGAAGGATATGAATATACATTCTATGATGCATTCCCAACAGAAGTTGGTGGTAAGACTCTCTCCTGGGCGCCGAACGATTCGATTGCAACAGTTACAGTAAGTTTTACAGCATCTGGGTATAAGTTTGACGCTTCGGATCCAGGATTAATTTCAGCGGCATCTTCAAGAGCGAACGGTCCTTTAGAATTTCTAAATAGCGTTGGGTATAGAGGTCAGACTGTTCAGCAATCATCGTTTCCTACTAGCATTCAAGATGCAATAAATACATTCACAACAGTAAGAAATGATTTCAGAACGTTAAAGAACACGTTCTCGGCATTACGAAACATATTCTAAATAATGGAGAAATAAAATATGGCACTACCTAAAATTGACTTGCCAATATATGAACTAACACTTCCTTCAAATGGAAAGAAAATTAAATACAGACCTTTTACTGTAAAAGAAGAAAAAATATTATTGACTGCGCAACAGTCAAAAGAACCGGACCAAATTATTATAGCAATTAAACAGATAGTAAATAATTGTATTATAGAATATGATGTAGATAACTTGGCTCTTTTTGACTTAGAATATATTTTAATTAATATTAGATCAAGATCTATTGATAATAACGTAGAGTTTGAAATTGAAGATCCGGATACGAAGGAAAAAGTTAAGTTAGTACTAAATTTAGAGAATGTAAAAGTTCATACAGATGAAAATCATACTAATAAAATTCCAGTTGATGATAATTACACGTTGTTTTTGAAATATCCT